ACAAAGGGTTCCTTACGGATAAAGAGATTGAAGCCGTTCTTGGTGGTAAGGATATGTGGTTTACAGGTGAGGATACTGTAAAGAGACTGAAGAAACTGAGTAAGGAGAAATAATGGAAGTTAATGCGTTTCAAGTACCGTTCAAGAAGTTACACAAGGATGCAATCATCCCCTCATTTGGGAAAGATGATATCCTCAATGCTGGTATGGATTTGTATGCTGTGCATGGTTGCACTATTCCTTCTGGAGAATCTGCTATTCTTGATACCGGGGTTGCATGGGATGGTATGGCGCTTATGACACAGTATGAAAAGCCTGTACTGATTATTCAAAGCAGATCTGGTCTTGCTTTTAACCATGAAGTAGAGGCGTCAAATGCGGGAGTCGTGGACGCCGGTTATAGAAATTCCATCAAAGTACGGCTTTACAACAATTCAAAAAAGCCGTATCATGTTTCTAAGGGAGATAGGGTTGCACAGGCTATCCTGTACTACATACCTTTGTGTATTCCTGTAGAGATTGAAGAGTTCTCTACACCGGATACAGCGCGAGGAGAAGCTGGCTTTGGATCATCAGGAGTATGACCTATTAGAGTCAGATAGAACCTATTGTGGTGACTCAGGTTGTCCTATGAGGTCTGAGTGTCGAAGGTTTTATACTGGGGAAGGGATTAGGTGGCAGTTTGTGAACAGCCCTAGAAAAGGAAATTCCTGTGATATGCTCTGGGGTAAAACACAAGAAAGTATTGCTAGGACGCTAGAGGAGGTAATTGGAAAATGAGCGATCCTGTAAATCATCCGAGTCATTATGCTTCTGGTGGAATAGAATGTATAGAGGCAATAAAGGCTTCTATGACACAGGAGGCATTTAATGGGTATCTTAAAGGAAATATTTTGAAGTATCTTTGGCGCTATGAAAAGAAAGTCGCTCCTGTAGAGGATTTAAAAAAGGCGCATTGGTACATAGATAGGCTGATTAAGGAGCTTGAACTGTGATTACTATCCGTATCAAGAACGCAGATCCCCTATTTGACATCAGGGAGGCTATTGCTGCTACTCTTGGAAAAGACTCTCTCCCTGCTCCAAAGGAAGATTTGTTTGAGTACTACAAAAAGCTCTTTGTGCAAAACCATAGTGTAGTAAGGGCTGTGAATTTCCGTATTAAGGACAATGAGAGTGATAAGGCTACCGCACGACAATTACTTCGTGCTACCACTGGACACCCTCAACCCTATATGCAGTCCTCTCGTCCTGATTGGTGTGGAAAAGAGAGAGACGAATTTGAGAAGGTATTCTTTCTTCATGACCACACAGCAGAATCCTTTCTGAATGAGGCACGACAGCGATTATGCTTTAGAGCATGGAAACCGGCTAGAGAAAAAGTGCTTGACATTGTTCATACTATGTGGCATAGTGACGATCCTTACTTCAAGGCATTAGCCTTTTGTGCTGTACCGAATTGTGTGCATCAGTTTGGGTGTCCTGAAGGGAAGTTTAATTGTGGCTGGTGGGATAGACAAGAATTCCCAGCAGATATTATGTCACGTAGGGAGAAATACCTAAAGGAGTGTATCAAATGAAAGGTGTTGTATCTGAGCTGGTGTCTCGTATTGAAGGATATGAGACAAAATTTGAGGTGTTGTCTATCTTTAAGAATGAAGATGGGTATTATTGTGTAGAGGTAGCGGTTAAGGAGGAAAAGAGTGAAGATTAAATTGGTGTTGGATACTGAGGATGGCAATGTAACAGAGTTCAGTACAAACTGTTCCCCCTGTTTATTTAGTAAACCAGATTCACCACAAATATCCTTGTTAGAGGCTTTGGCTAACGGTCTCCGTGCTGGTGGGTATGTACTAGCCGGGGATTTGGTACTATATGATTTCGAGGAGGACAAGGTAAAATGCTAAAAACATTTGGGGACTTGGAAGAGGATCGAAAGATTGACAAAGGTAGGCTTGATGAGGAGAACGCTATCCAGCCTATGCGGTATGGCTTTTATGCTGACCAGTATGCACAGGCAAAGACGGAACTAGAAAGGGCTAAGAATAACCTTGATGCTACTATCGCTAAACAGTCTTTGTTTTATCGTAGGAATCCTCCTACCGATTTGAAGACTACAGAAGCAGTATTCGATGCCCTCATCAATGCTGACCGAGAGGTATGCGACGCAAAAGAAGCTGTAGTAATAGCACAGGAAGCTGTAAACACCCTTTATGCAGCGGTATCAAGTATACAGGATGTTCGCTCTAGTATTGATAATCTTGTCAAACTATCTGTGAACAAGTTTTATGGTGAACAAGATCGGGATATTACCCGAGAAAAATTGAACAGGAACTAAGGAGAAACACATGGCAGATTGGGGAAATCGAAGAGAAATTAAGAGTGGTAGTACTGGTGGATCAAAGTTTATGGCTTTGGATTTGAGTGAATATGAGGTAGAGCAGTTTAAGCTGAAACAGGGTAACAACCGTATTGAAATCCTGCCGTATGAAATATCTACCAATATGCACCCGCTGGTAGTTGCTGGTAAACTGAAGAAGGGACAGCTCGACTATAATGTGGTACTGAAGGTTCATACCAATGTTGGCCCCAGTAAAAAGACTGTGGTGTGTCCTTATCCCTATGGCAAGCCCTGTCCTATCTGTGAGGCGGCTATTGCTGCTAAGAACGCCGGGGATACTAAGACCAATGAGGCTCTGTATGCTAAGACAAAGGTGTACTACAACATCGTTGACAACAGTGAACGTGATAAGGGTATCAAGATTTTTGAAACCTCCATTAAGGGATTCCAGAAACCATTGGAAGTAGTAGATCTCAATAGTGAGGAGGACTTTCCGGGTAAGTTCTTTGCAGATATAGATAATGGCCTTACTGTAAAGGTACTTGGGGGAGAAGCAGAATTCGGTGGTCACAAGTACATCGAAGCATCTTCTATCTCGTTCGTAGAACGGAAGGAAGGGGTTAAGCAGTTTGTTAAAGATGTTATCCCTCTGGACAAATGTATCAAGCTCTTGTCTTATGATGAACTTGAGGCGTTGATGATGGGTGCTGGTGGGGATGAAGAAGATGAAGACGAAACGCATACTAAGAAAGTTTCTAAGCCTCCTGTAGAAGACGAGGATAAGCCTCCTAAGTCTAAAGCTGATGGGGAATGTCCTGAAGGTCTTGAATGGGGATTCGTGTATGCTGGAGATTCACCTAAGTGTGAAGACTGCGATCCTAAGCTCTACTCTAAGTGTATGAAGTACGGTAAAGCAAATAGCTAAGGAGTGAAATAGCCCACAGGTTGAAAGGCTTGTGGGCTTTCTTTATGATAGACTTAAATAAGACAAGGAAGGCAACAATGGCTAAGAAAGAAAAAGAAGTGGTAGAGGAATTTAGATATTCCAGTGGTTGTGATCTTATTGACCTTTGTGTAGGTGGAGATAAGGGCGTACTTGGCTTCCAAGGAGGTAAATGGGTAAATTTAATCGGAGATGCCAGCTCTGGTAAGAGCCTTCTGTGTCTTGAAACCATTACTGCGAATAAGTACAAATATAAAGATAAGGCACGACATATCTATGATGATTCTGAGAATGGTTTTACATTTGACACAGAAGAGCGATATGGGTTTTCTTCTAAAGAGAAGGGGTATACTGATTCTGAAACTGTGGAACAAATGAATTACCAGCATACTAAGTTCATGGAATCATTACAGGAAGATGAACACGGTATCTATATTGTAGACAGCTTGGATGGTCTTGCTGATAAAATGGGTATTGAAATGGATGAGGATACACAGAAAGCTATTGCAAAAGGTAAGGAGAATGATGCCGGAAGCTACCAAATGTCCATTCCAAAGTATCTTTCACAGACGTACTTCAAGATGCGTCACGGAGCACTTGATGATACTAAGTCACTCTGTATTATAACGTCACAGGTGCGGGAGAATGTTGGTGCAGGATTGTATGGGGCAAAACTAAAACGGGGTTGTGGTAAAGCATTAGATCTCTACGCAAATTATATAATTTGGTTGAAGACTATGTGTTTTATTGAAAAGAATGGACGTAAGGTTGGAGCAGTAGTTCATGCTAAAGTAACCAAGGCAAAAGTAAAACGTCCATACAGAGAGGTTATTTATACTGTTATTTTTGATTATGGTATTGATAATGTGTCATCTAACCTAGATTTTCTTTTTGACCTTCGTTCTTCTAAGAATGGGGAACTCCTAAAACGAGCTGAATCTATTGTGTGGGAAGAAGGTATAGAACCCATGACAAAAGATGAGCTTGTGGAGTATATTGAGAAAAACAAACTCAAGAAAGAATTGAAGAGGAGAACAATGGAGAAATGGGAAACTATAGAAGACTCTATTGCTTCTAATCGCCCGAATAAGTATGAGGATGAAGACGATGAATGAGTACAATGGCTAGAAAGAAAAAGGAAGTCTTACCTCCTGAGCATTGTGATTCATTGCGGTCGTATGAAAAATCACCGTATTGGAGGAAAAAGAGTCAAGAATTATTGGATGACAAAAGTATTGTGTGTGAGATTTGTGGGAGGCCTCGTTTTACTTGGATGCCTAGAAAAAAGGTATGGAAGAAAAGAAGGTTTTCACTTCACCACAAAACGTACCAACGGGCACCAAATGAAGATCCTTCTGACTTTATGTTTTTATGCAATCTCTGTCACTCTGAATCTCATAAGATATTACAATGTGAAAACGTAGGACAGATGTACAAAGAGCTTGCTGCAATAGTTAGGAAGTACTTTTTCTATGACGGAATAGACACATTCCAACCGTGGTAACATTCCTGTTCGGGAATAAATAAGTATTTTTAATAGATAAATATGGAAATATTCCCGAGCGGGACACTTGACCTTAAAGGCATACATATGTTATACTGTGTATGCCTTTTGTAT